GTGCAGTTGCATACAAATTTTCATTTTTATTATTTAAAAAACAATTGTATAAATCTTCTTGATTATATTTGAGTTCAGGTATATAAAAATAACTATCTTCTATATTCATTATCATTTTATCCAATTCGTACTAGTATTTATGATATAAATAGTATGGTACAAGGAGAATTTGATATGATTACAATAGATGGTAAAGAGTATGATGAAACTAAATTTAGTCCTGATTTACAGAATTACCTAGTGGTAAGACAAGAAATTCAGGTCAATGCTACAAGACATAAACTTGAGCTTGAGAAAATTGACGTTTTGACAAAACATTATAATGCCAAGATAGTAGAATTATTAAAAAAAGAGCAAGAATCAGAGAAAAAATAGATGGCTGCTATAGCTAATTTACAGATAGACCAAGGTGCTACATTTACCTCGGATGTAACCGTCAAAGACGCAAACGGAAATGCCTTTGACTTAACAGGTTATACTGCTAGGGCTAAATTAGCTAAAGGCTATCAATCAACAAAAACAAGACAAGATTTCACAACGACAATCGCTTCAGCAACTGAAGGAAAAGTTACCTTATCACTTACAGCAACTGAAACCACAGCACTAGAAGACACTAGATACGTTTATGACCTAGAGATACAAACAGGTGACGTGGTTACAAGAGTAATTGAAGGTATTATCTCTGTTCGTCCTCAAGTAACCACATAATTCTAACTACTTTTTGTTATAAATATAGTAAGAAGAGGGAGAATAATGCCTGATATAACAGCTAAAATTAATGTAAATACAAGTGCCGGTCCACAAAAAGTTTCAGTAACCTTACCCTCGGCTCAGGCAGCTGGGAACGCCACTTTACAATTAAAACTTTTAAATGATGTTGATACAACAGAATTAAATGATGGTGCATTATTACAATATAGAGCTTCAGACGGTAAATTTGTAACCAGAACGGAGATAGTAACCACAACCGGAACGCTCTTGTTTAATTGTGGTAACTTTTAAGGATAAAAAATGGCAACTATAATTCAGATAAAAAGAAGTTCCGGGTCATCATCACCAGCTACACTTAAACAAGGAGAAATGGGTCTAACGTTTGGTGCAGGTACTCAAGCAAATTTAGGTGATAGACTATTCATAGGAACAGGTTCAGTAGATTCAAATGGTAACGCAACTAGTATAGACGTTATCGGCGGTAAATATTTTGCAGATTTAAATGACCACACTCACGGTGCTTTAACTGCTAGTTCAACTATTATTGTTGACTCAAACAAAGCCATAGATGAAATGATTGTCGGTAACTCGGCAACAAATGGCGGACAAATAAAATTCAATGAAGGCACAAACAACGGTACAAACTTTATAGGTTTGAAATCACCAAATAGTGTTGGTGCTACAACAACATTTACACTACCTAACGGTGACGGTTCTGCCGGTCAATTTATGAAAACTGATGGTGCAGGTAATTTATCTTTTGAAACTATCTTTTCTAACATTGATTTAGCAGGTGATACTGGTTCAGATACTTACAATACAAATGAGACTTTGACTTTTGCCGGTGGTGCAGGTATGCAAGCAGCGGTTACTGATAATACGGTAACTATAAATGCAACAGCATTAACAGATTCAAATTTATCAGGTAGTGCTGGAATTACAAATGCTAATTTAGCAAATCCTCAAGTATCTTTAGGTGACCAAACATTAACTTTAGGTGCGGCTGCTACAACTGATATTTCAGGATTAACTTCACTAGTTATTGATGATATTACAATTAATGGTCAAACATTATCAACATCATCAGCAAACAAAGATATTAATATTAATCCACACGGAACAGGTACGGTAAAAGTTCCTAGTGGTTATGAAGATAGAAGTGGTTTTGATAGTCAATCATTAGCAAACAAAGCATATGTTGACCAAGTCGCTCAAGGTTTAGATACTAAACCATCTTGTAGAGCAGGTACTACTGCTGACTTATCAGCAACTTATGATAACGGAAGTTCAGGTGTTGGTGCAACTTTAACAGCAAGTTCAAATGGTGCTATCGTAGTTGATGGTGTTTCACTTTCAGTTAACGACAGAGTTTTAGTTAAAAATCAAACAACAGCTTCTGAAAACGGTATCTATGTTGTCTCAACGCAAGGTGATGGTTCAACTGCCTTTGTATTAACAAGAGCAACTCCTGAAGACCAACCATCAGAATTATCAGGTGGTGCTTTCGTATTCGTAGAAGAAGGTACTGCTAACGCAGATAACGGTTATGTATTTACACACACAGGTGCTCCGACTTTTGGAACAACTGCTTTAGATGTGGCACAATTCTCTGGCGCAGGTCAGATTGACGCCGGTGCCGCTTTAAGTAAAACAGGTAATAGACTTGATGTTGAAGTAGATAATTCTTCAATAGAGGTAAACGTTGACGCATTAAGAGTTAAAGCATTAGGTATTACTAACTCTATGTTGGCAGGTAGTATTGCAAGTTCTAAATTAGCTGACCCATTATTTTTTACAGATGAATCTTCAACGCAAGGTTCAGTACAACTAGGTGGTACTTTAGAATTTTTAGCAGGCGAAGGTATGAATACAACTGCTTCAGGTAATACTTTAACAATAACAGGTGAATTAGCAAGTACAACAAATATAGGTGTTGCTAAATTTACTTCAGATAATTTCACGGTAACTTCAGGCGAGGTTGAAGTTTCTACTATTGACGGAGGGTCTTTCTAGTGTTTAATGTTATTAAAAAATGGTTTGATAGTGTTTTAAAATCATACGATAAACAACCTAAATTTTTATCAGGTAAAAAAAAGAGTGTTGTTGTAAGAGTAGGTGATTTACAATACAAAACTAAAAAAGAATTAGAAATCATAGGCAGAAAAATAGGCATAGAATTAGATAGAAGATATACAAAACAAAAATTAATCAACAAAATTAAATTTAAAGCAAAGAATAGAAATAGATAATGTCAACCGTAATTAAACCAAAACGTTCATTTACACCATTACAGATACCGGCTTCATCAGCACTTGAAATCGGTGAATTGGCTATGAACGCCTCTGATGGTAAGTTTTACACAAAACTACAAAATGGTACCGTTAAAGAGTTAGGTGGTGCTGGTTCTGTAATTTTACAAGACGTTACCACTAACGGAAATATTACTACAAACGATATTGTACTTAACGGTTCAGACCTTGTATTTGAAGGATATCTAGCAAACGCTTATGAAACAACTTTAAGGGTGGTTGAACCAACAGCAGATAATATTGTTAGACTACCTAACGTATCTGGTGATGTTATCACAACTGGAAATTTAACAAAAGATGGTACTGCTTCAGGTGACCCTTTAGCAGCTGAAGGTGACGCAGTAGCATTTGCTATCGCATTAGGAGGATAATATGGCAAGTTCGTTTATAAATGCAGGTGCAGCTCTAAATGTAGGTGATTCGGCAAGTGCTAATGTTTATACTTGTCCAGCAGGCACAAAAGCAGTTATCCACGCTTGTATGATATCAAATTTAAACTCTTCAGGTACTTCAAAAGGCACTATAAAAATTACGACAGATGGCGGTACAACGTTCAGACACGTTATTAAAGACGGTGAGGTGCCACCAAATGACACTTTGCAGATGGATAAACCTCTAAATTTAGAGGCTGGCGATATAATCAGAATATATGGTGATGTGTCTAATATGGAATGTTTTTTATCTATATTAGAATTAACATAAAAACTTTTATAAATATAGATAGAATTTAAGTTAGGAGATATTAATGGCACTAGTAATTAATAAGGTTTACAACGCTAAAGACGCAAATGGTAAAACGATTACTAGTGAATACGCTCTCCACGGAATGAAACGTGATGATGACGGTCTTTTAACTTATAGTAAAGTAAATTGGTATAGTGGTGATACTATTAATATGGACAATGGTGAGGGTACTGCTTATAACTCTGTTGGTTCATTTCAAACAAATGAAATGGAGTATGCAAGTGGTCCATATGGCGTAGGTCATAATATTAATGATATCCCTATTGAATATAATTCAACAGATGACCCACGAAAAGCCAATACTAGATTTAGAAATTATGAGCAACACGTATTTGATGAGAATAAGGCGACATACTTTATAAATGATGATGGTTATTTGGTGTTAAGAATTGGAAGTGAATATACGTATAACTCAAAAGATGGTGCAACAGGAAACTGGACACCGTAATTAAAAAATAGGAACGAACAATGGCAGATTTTGTACTAGGTAGACTAAAGTTTCACTTCAAAGGGTCTTGGACTACCGGAACCGCTTATATCAAAGATGACGTACTTACTTATGGTGGTAATGCGTTTGTATGTAAAGTAAACCATACAGCTTCAGCAGATTTTTACACAGATTTAAACCACTCAACGCCTAAATGGGCAAAAATGGCCGGCGGTTTTGAATACAAAGGAAACTGGCAGGGAACAACTCTTTATAAAATTGATGATATTGTTACCTTTGGTGGTTCAACATACAGATGTTTAACAGGTCATACTTCTCAATCAGACTTATATGATGACAATGCTAAGTGGCAAACGTTTGCCGCTGGTTTAGCTTGGAGAGGTGATTGGCAAACTTCAACATCTTACAGAAATGATGACATAGTAAAATATGGTGCAAACACATATCTATGTACAACTCAACACACATCTTCAGGTACAACTTTAGATGAAACAAAATTTACTTTATTCGTATCAGGATTAGAATTTGAAGACTCTTGGTCTTCATCAACTTTATACCAATTAGGTGACATAGTAACCTACGGCGGTTATAACTATGTTGCTGAAAGAGCAAACAACAATGTTATACCATATAACAACTCTTCAGATTGGAAATTATTAACAACAGGATTTAATAACACAGGTACTTGGTCAAACTCAACAGCATATAAAACTGGTGATACCGTCAATCACGGTGGTCATTATTACGTGGCTAAAATTGATGGCACAGGTCAAGAACCAACAGGAACAACTAACGCATATTGGGATTTAGTTGTTGAAGGTTTATACTGGAGAAATAACTGGTCATCTGGTACTGCTTATAAAATTGGTGACGCAGTATCACACGGCTCATCTTCATACAGAGCAAAAACAAATCATACATCATCTGCTTCAAACAGACCAGATGTTTCAGGTCAAACAGATTGGGACTTACTTGCAGAGGGAGATTCAAACGCAACTCTAACTACAAGAGGTGATATTTTAACAAGAGACGCAACTCAACGAGTTAGATTACCAATCGGCGCTGCTGGTACTTTCCTAAAATCAGACGGTACTGATATTGTATGGGCATTACCTAATGTAGCAAACAAAGTTTATTACGTATCAACTTCAGGTGTTGATAATACAGATACAGGCAGAGGTACTTCTCCTGAATTACCTTGGAGAACAATTAAATATGCTTGTTCACAGGTAGCTTCAGATACAACAAATTTCAAAACAATCAAAGTTTCAACAGGAACATATACTGAACAATTACCAATTACGGTGCCAAGAAAAACTGCTATCGTAGGTGATAACTTACGAAGTGTTACCGTTTCGCCAGATACAACAACTGACAACGGTGCTGGTGCAGGTATTTCAGGTGATAACTCAACACCAAATAACAGACAGACAATGTTTAGATTAAATGACTCAACTACACTAACTGGTATGACATTTAGTGGTATGACAGGTCAATTACAAGGTTCGCCAAGTTCAGATGGTATTACAAGACCAACAACAGGTACAGGTGCAAATGCAACTGGTGTTGTTTGTGCTCTTGACCCAGGAACAGGTCCAACAGATACGTCTGTTCATATTGTTGCAAGGTCGCCTTTCGTACAAAACTGCTCATCAATTGGTACTAGAGCAATCGGTATTAAGATTGATGGTTCTTTACACAATGCAGGTAATAAATCAATTCTTGCAAATGACTTTACACAGGTTATAGATAACGGTATCGGTGTTTGGTTATTAAATGGTGCAAAATCAGAATTAGTATCAGTATTCACTTATTACTGCCACGTAGGTTATCTAGTGGATTCAGGTGGTGTAATGCGTTCACTAAACTCTAACAACTCTTATGGTGAAAAAGGTTCTGTCGCTTCAGGTGTTGACCCTAACGAAACACCGGTAACAGCAACGGTAACTACAAGAGATAATGAGGCAATCATTGGTAGAGCATTAGTATCAAACGCTGGTGTTTACAGATTAGAACAAGAATACGCAGGTGAAACTTATACGTCTGCTACAGAAACGATTACAGGTTCAGGCGCAAATGCTAACTTCAACGCTGACTTTGCTGATGGTGCAGTTAAACATATTGACCCGACAACAAATGGTGATGGTCACTTCACTACAATTGGTGTTGCTCAAGGTGGTACAACTACATCTATCAGATTGGCAGCTGCTGATACACAAGCAGATAACTTCTATAACGGAATGAGAATTACAATTACAAGTGGTACAGGTTCAGGACAAACTGGTTATGTCGGTTCTTATACTTCAGCAACAAAAACTGCTACTATGTTTAAAGAAGATGGCACAGCAGGTTTTGATGTATTCGGTCCAACAAGTGTTGCAGTTGCTCCTAACGCAACAACAAATTACGAAATTGAACCAAGAGTAACCATCACAGGCGGTGGTTCTCCTACAAGAAACGCATTAGCAAGAGTAGAAATTGAAAATCAAAAAATAAAAAGATTCTTAATACTTGATGGTGGTGCAGGTTATTCATCTGCTCCTTCGGTAACGGTAACTGACCCTAACGCAACAACAATAGGAACAGGTACAGCGTCAATTGGTGATGGTGTAATTTCAAGATGGACTTATGCAGCTGCAGGTTCAGGTTACAAACAAGAAAACACAGCAGCAACCGTAAGCGGTGATGGTTATGCTGATATTTTACCAGTTGGTGCAACGGTCAAGACTTCAGGTCTTTCTGCTTCACCAAAAGCAGGTTCAAGTATCGTATTCTCAAACGCTTCAACGGTAAGTTATATTATCGTAACCGTGTTATCACACGCAAACGGTGGTATTACAAATTTAGAAGTGTCACCAAATATTTCAAAAGCAAATGCTCCAACACACGGAACAACTGCTACAATAAGACAAAATTATTCTAATATAAGATTAACAGGTCACGACTTCCTAGATATTGGTACAGGTGGTATTGCAACAACAAACTATCCTGACTTAAATGGTTACACACAACAACCTGACCAAGCTGATGAAGTTGAAGATTTAGATAGAGGTAGAGTGTTCTATACATCAACCGACCAAGATGGTAACTTTAGAGTTGGTGAATTGTTTAGAGTAGAACAATCAACAGGTAAGGCAACATTGAACGCAGAAGCTTTTGACCTTTCTGGATTAAGACAATTATCTCTAGGTTCTGTTGCATTAGGAAATTTTGGTGCAACAATTAACGAATTTAGTACAGATGGTACTTTAGGCGATAATTCTGATAATGCTCTCGTTACCGAGAAGGCAATTAGAACATTCGTTGAAAACCAATTAGGTGGTGGTCAAAACAACTTGACCGTTAACTCTGCTGTAATTGGTGAAATAACAATTTCTGGTGCGAACATATCTGCTTCAACAGGCAATACGGTAAACTTTACAACAATACCAACAACAAGTATTGACCCGACAGCAGCGACACACATTGTTAACAAAAATTATGTTGATAGTTCGGTAACTCCTAATTTACAAACATTATCTTTTGATAGAGATACAGGACAATTAAACAGAAAAGTAATAACTAACTTTAACGTTGTAAATCAATATGAAGATACATTATTTAATGCTGCTGAACAAAACGCAGGTTTTGATGTAATTAACGGCTCTGTTAGAATTGAAATTGACAAAGCAGGAAATTTAATTTATAGAACAACAGGAGACGCTGAGCAAGGTGTAGAAACTCCTAGCAACGAGTAATTATAGGTATAAATAGGATATAAAATGGCAATAACTAGAACAAAAATCGGAAATTTATGGTTTAATTATCGTGGCGAATACGATAATTCTGTCGCTTACAGAAAAGATGATATTGTATTATGGAATAATACTGACTACTTAATGATAAGAGAGTCTGATACAACTGGTAAAAGACCAGAACAAAATACTCAATATCATTATAACATTCAGGTAACAACTGACCCTAACGATTCAACAACAAAATTTCAAATAGACGCTGATGAGACTTCTACTATTGAGTGGGCAACTGAATTATATGTAAGAAGAGGTGATAAAATTACTTTTTACCAAAACAATAATAATAATGATGACCAACCTTTAGCATTATCAACAACTGCTACAAGTCAAACTTCAAATTATTTAACTGAAGGTGTTTCTTATTATCACAATGAGGAACAAGTTTCTCAATCAGATTACACAACAACAGCAAAATTTAATCCTAAAACTGCTAGAAAAGTAGTTGTAGAGTTTACAAAAGATACACCAGATGAAATTTATTACTTCTCTGCTGGTACAGGTGGCGCAAGTTATGGTGCTAAAATTGTAGTTGCAGATTGGGATACTTGGAGACCTTTAAGAAACTCATTTAAATGGAGAGACAATCACGTAAATACAAGTGGTACTATTTACTATGAAAATGATGTTGTAAAAGTTAGACACGGAATTAATAATGACCAAGGTACAGATTACGAGGGTCAATCAAAGAAAGAAACTTTATCAACTTATATCTGTTTAAGACAACACACAACAGATGGTACAGAAAGATTTTTACCTTACAACAGAAATGTTGACACTAATGCAAATATGTATTGGATGAAAATGGGTGCTGAGTATGAATCAGATGATGAAAGATATGAAAATAACGGTGTAATTGAAACCGTAAATAATATTTCAGCTGCTGATTCAAATAGAAAACACGGAGTATTTAGAAACGTATCTCCTAAATCTACATCAAACTCAGCTGCTAACGTACATCCAGGTATGTTTAAAATTTCAGTTCAAGGTGATGGTAATATTTTAGCAGTTGATAATTTTGCAGCTGCTGACTCTTCAAGAACAGCAGGTAAATATACTAACTTAACTCAATCAGCAACAACTGGTGCAGGTACGGCCGCAGTTTTTGATATTACCGTAGATTCAACAGGTGCAGTTTCAAAAATAGAAATTATTAAAACAAGAAATAAATCAACAAATCCTACAGGCGGTACAGGTTATGTTGATGACGAACAATTAACAATTGCTGACGCTTCATTAGGTGGCGGTGGTGCTGCTGACTTTACTTTCTCTGTAAACGGAGTAGGTACAGCAGGTGCAGCTACAATTGAAGTAGAAAGAGAAAATAGAGATTCACAAAGACATAGAAGATATTTTAACGACACAGGTATGCTTTCAGGTGGTGAAAACAATGTTGTCGGTGATACTTTAACTTTTGACGGAGATATATTTGGCGGTGGTGCAGATTTAACTTGTCAAGTTGCTACAACTAGAAAACAAACTAGAGGTATGGCAACAATCTATACAGGTAACCCACACGAATGTACATCATTAATCAACAATGGTCCTATGGGTGATGATAACAAATATTACAGACTATCAGGTCAAAGAACATCAAGACATTGTTTAGATTGGCCAGTATTCCACGGTGGCACAGGTAACATATGGTCTTGGGGTACATCATCAACAGGTCAAAACGGAATGGACCAAACATTTATGACTGCTACAGGATTATCTTTCTCTCACTATGATTGGTGGAGAAGTACAGATAACGGTGGCACAGGTGTTCACACAACACCAGATGGAGAAGTTCCTAAAATTATTCAAATAGAAGGTGGTTATGAGTCAGGTATGGCTCTTATGAATTCTGGTGAATTATATCATTGGGGTTATGGTGGTCACGGTCAAACAGGTGACGCTTCAACTTCAAACCGAAGTTATCCAACAAGAGTTGGTGGTTCAGACCAAAACGTTTACTTAGCTGCTAACGATTCAAACCACGTATTTAGAAGTGTAAGAATTAAAAGATGTTTCATATCAAACTGGCAAGGTTACAACTCTAATACACACTCTTGTTATGCAATAGATGAAGATGGCGAATTATGGTCTTGGGGTTATAACGGATATGGTCAGTTAGGAAATGGTAATACATCTAACCAAAGTGTTCCTGTAAAAATTGATAAAGCAACTAACTTTAACAATAGTGAGATTGAAGCATTTTGGACTTGTGGTGACGCTTATGTAATGTGTCTAGCATATACTAAAGAGAAAAAATTATACGCTTGGGGTTATAATAATAATGGACAATTAGGTATTGGTAATACTTCAAACCAAAGTTCTCCTCAAGAGGTAACAACGGTAACTTTTGATGGCACAGGTGTTGGTGAAATTAAAAAAGTTCAAATGTTGTCAAGAAGTTCAGACTTATCAGCAGGTATCTTAACTGAAAGAGGAACAATTTATGTTGCAGGTTACAATAGCCAAGGTCACTTCGGAAATGGTAACACTACAAACTTAAACACTTGGACAATTTTATCAAATGGTCCAGGTAATGCTTCAAATGCAGATTGTGAAAATTTCTGGATGGGAGGTAACGGTTCTTATGCTCAAATGTGGGTAGAAGATTCATTAGGTAATATTTTATGTGCTGGTTACAATAACCATTACTCATTAGGTGATGGCTCAAATACAACTAGAAACGGATTTGTAACCCCTAAATTCCAATTAGGTTCAAGTACAACAAGAGATTTTAAAAATGTTAAAATGATTTCTTTCTTCCCTCACTATAACGATTTAAGTACGAAGATATTAACTTGGGACGGTCATTTGTATGCTACAGGTGATAACAGAAACGGTCAATGTGGTTTCGGTTGGACTTCAACTAACGGAACAGCAGATAGAAACGCAGAAAACCAAAAAGAACATTTTAGTAATGGTTATTTCTTACCAATGAGATTACCTCCTTCAATGCAAGGTAACGTTGAAGATGTTAGAGGTTGTGGTTATGGAAATAATGATGACGCTGTTTACGGTTTCTGGGAATACAAAACTTATGACAATAGATATTATATAAACGGCTATGGCGGAAGTTATATTCAAGGAAATACTAACGGACAAGGTAAAGATATTCCTAGTCCACCAATTTTAGGATAAATAATAAGAGAGTTTAAAAACTATGGCAAAAATTAATTTAGGAAGAGTAAAATTCGCATTCCAAGGAGATTGGAACGCAAATACAAACTATCGTAAAGATGATGTTTGTTGGTTTAATAACTCTTTATGGATTTGTACTAACCCTTACTTATCAAATGGTTTTGACAATATGGCGCCAGGTGATAAGAACACAGGTTATTACTGGACAAGAACATTCTCAAATGACCCGGATAGACGTAGAGGTTACCACGTTATGGAAGATGACTTCCAAAGAAGTAATGAAACAGGTAATCCTGTAATCAATACTTCAAGATACGGTAATGATGAAAATACGCAAGAGTCAACTAGAAATGGTCAAAGATTTGGTCAAGCAGATTACTTTAACAATAACTCAAATAACGGTGGTTACTTTTTAGATTATCAATCACACTTATTAGAAGACAATGAAACTTACGCAATGGGTGACCCTGGTAACTTTTTTGGTTATGGTGAGTTAAACACAAACAAAATTCAATTCTACCAAAATTATGTACCGGTAGAAAATAACTTTTTTGTAGATATACAAACATCTCCTTCAAATAAATTTAGAATGGATAATAGAGTTGCTAGTTCAACAATCGGTAGAAATTCTTTTGGTGGCGAAGGCGGTGGTTGGAGAACATTTACACACTTTAAAGAAGGATACAAATACAGATTTCATCAAAGAGACGACTCTAACAAAACATTCCCATTAGGATTTTCAACAACTGCTGATGGTATTCATAACTCAACACCAGGTACTTCATTAGCTGCTGATGAGGACGGACCATACTTTGTAGTAGGTACAACTTCAACTGGAGATACAGGTGTTTTCTATCCATTATATCTATCAGCTGCAGGTGCAAATGCTGAAGATACAAGATTAGGTGGTG